CAACTAGCATTTTTAACTCTAAGTGGTATTGCTTATACACTTAAGAACAATGGTGCGTTAAGACCTGTTCAGAACTCTGGACAAAATCTTGGTGACCTAGCGTTCTCAGCTGATATAACTGCACCTACGTCTAATAGACATAGAAGATTTGATGCTACAAATGGTATCGTAGCTGGTGATGTTACTGCAACTGTTGCAGCTGACAAACTAACTTACGGCGCTATTGTTGATCTAAAAGCTTATGCAAAAGACCAATATATTAGAGGTCTTAGAGGAGCTGGTAACGACGAAACTTACCATCTTTTCGTAACACCACAGGTAATGGCTGACCTAAAACTCGATTCAGATTTTCTTGCTAACGTAAGACAAGCTGGAGTAAGAGGACCAGGTTCAAGCTTATTCTCAGGTTCTTCAAGCCTAATGGTTGATGGAATCATGGTGCATGAGTTCAGACATGTGTTTAACACATCTGGTGCTACAACTGGTACATCATCAAATGCTGGTGCTGCTGGGTACAAATGGGGCGCTGATGCTAACGTTAACGGTTCTGCATGTTTATTCTGCGGAGCTCAATCATTAGCAATGGCTGACATTGGTATCCCTGAAATAGTTGAAGATACATTTGACTATGGAAACCAAAATGGTATATCAATTGGTAAAATATTTGGTCTTAAAAAGCCTAAGTACAATTCTGACGTAACAGGTCAAGATGAAGACTTTGGTGTCATAAGATTAGATGTAAGTTACTAATTGTGATATATTTTATGGGTGGCTAATTAGAGTCACCCATATTTTAAGGATTAAAAAATGAAAATAATTTCTAGTGATGATAAATATATAGCTTCAACTTGGGGAGCAGCAATACATTTAAAAGCAGGAGAACCAAAAGAAGTCTCAAATGAACTTGGTTTGCTTTGTTTACAAGAAGGGTGTACACAATACGAAGGCGAAATGCCAACACCTGTTGTAGAAGAACCCCCAGTAATAGACGAAGATTCTGGTGGAGCAGCTGAAGAAGTTCCAGTAGAAGAAGAACCTGTTATGGAAGAAACTTCACCAAATTTTGATAGTATGACTAAAGTGCAACTAGAAGAGTATGGACGTACTATTGGTATTGAATTAGATAGACGCAAAAAGAAATCAGATTTAATAGAAGAATTAAAAGCTGCACAGTAATTAGAGTAACTTATGGCAGGTACACTTACAGGCGCTAATATAATTACAAGGGTGCAAGATACCTTACAAGATACTACTAGTGTTAGGTGGTCAGAAGCAGAATTACTTAGATATATTAATGATGCCCAAAGAGAAATTGTAAACCTTAGGCCTGAAGCAGCTGCAGACCATGCTAATGTTCAATTAGCTGCTGGGACAGAACAAACCATACCGGATGTTGGTTTGAGGTTAATAAAAGTAGTTCGTAACATGTCAGCAACTGGAAGTAGTGCTACAGGTAAAAGAGCTATTCGGTTAGTAAGTTCTGATATTTTAAATGCACAAGATCCCGACTGGCATGACCCCGCTGTAACAGGGCAGTCTGCGCATGGTACTATTGTTAAGAATTATATTTTTGATGAAGATGATCCACGAAAGTTTTACGTGTATCCAGGAATATCTGGTAATTCGTACGTAGAAATTGTTTTTTCTAGAACCCCTACAGATTTAGCTAATACTTCAGCTACTATTTATGTAGACGATATTTATGGAAATGCTATTGTAGATTTTGTTCTGTACAGAGCGTATATGAAAGACGCAGAATATGCGGCAAACGCGCAAAGAGCAGGTAGTCATTACCAACTTTTTACTGCTAGTTTAGGCCAAGGTGGGCAAGCTCAAAGTCTTTTAGATCCAAACATTGACCCTGTAACTACTGCAACTGCAGCTTCTATGGGGGGTAATTAATAATGGCTTCTTTTTCTTCTTTAGTTAAAGAGATATTACCTTATGTTCCTATGTGCCCAGATTCTTTGGTAGAACAACACTTAAGAGCTGCAACTATAGAATTTTGTGAAAGATCAAAAGCTTATATTTTAGATATGGACCCCTTTAATACTATTTCAGGCGTTTATGAATATGATTTTGATATACCAGTAGGGACTGAAGTTCATCAAGTATTACTAATGACGCATGATGGTAATGACATGGATCCAATAAGTCCCCGTAGTTTAGAGTTAAATTATCCAGATTGGAGAGATAAAACAGGCCAACCACATGTGTATTTACAGAAAACTCCTACCACTTTTTGGATAGTGCCGGTTCCAAGTGGGTCTAAACAAGTTATAGCGAGCGTTGCTTTAAAGCCTACTAGAACTAGTAACAACATTGACACTACGATATCTAATCAATATAGAGATGCGATTATATATGGAGCTCTTTATAGGCTATTACGTATACCAAATAAAGAATGGACAGACATCGGCGCGTCACAAGAGTATTCATTTCAATTTAGTATTGAAGCGAAACAAGCAGAATTAAGGGCCCGAGGCGGAGATCTTGGGGTAAAAAGAACTGTTAAGTACAAGGGAATAGGAATGCCAAGGAGACGGTATGGAAGGTACGGAAAGGAAATCGACTATTGAGGAACCCGTTTATACTGACATAAGAAAATGTTGGAATGTTATAAAAACAGGCATACTTGATATTTTAAAAGAGAATCCTCACCTTACTTATATCCCTGAGGATGTTTACAGTGAGTGTGTTAACGAAAGGGCTTTCTTATACACCTCACCTGTAGGTTTTTTGATACTAACCGTAGAGGTTGATACGTTTACAAAAGACAAGACATTACTGCTATGGATAGCGTATACTTATAAAAAAGGTGGGCACAATTGGTTAGTCCACAATAAGTGGTTTGATAGCCTAGCAAAAGAAGCAGGTTGTAAGTATCTCGAAGCGAGATCACGAGTTCCAGAAATGGAATCGTACACCAAAACAATAGGTTGGGAGTTAGACACACGAATATACAGGAAAAAAGTAAATGAGTAGTAAACCAAAAAGTTCAGACTTTAAAGCAAGCGAACAAGAAAAAGCATTAGCTTCTGTATCTTTGGCTGAAAAAAATTATTTTAGACAAAAGTATTTACCTAAACTTACAGAACTTAGAGATAGATCTATGACAGAAGACTACTCAGGTGTAGCTACCGGTAGGGCTCAAGCTGATACTATGCAAGCTTTAAGTGGTAGGCCTACCATAAGAGCCGCTCAATCTGTAGATGCAGCAGCAGATTTAGCTTCAGCAGCGGGGGCGCAACAACTTCAAGGCAGGACACAGGGGCTAACGGCCCAAAGAGGTGACCAAATAAATGTACTCAAAAATGCTAGGGGTATGCAAGCGGATGCGCAGTCTGGTTTATCTCAAGCTGCAAGGATAGAATCTAGTAAGCAATTAGACTTTGCTAGGGCAAAACAGGCAAGAAGAAATGCTAATTTTAAAGCAGCCAATAAAATGGTAGGGCAAATGGGACAAAACTTTCAGGAAAATTTAGGGTATCAAGATGCTGGTGGCGATAGTGCAAAACAAGCTAATTTAGGCTTTTTTAGCAAGTTTTTACCAGCACAGGGTATAGGGCAAACATAATATGTTATACGACGGTTTATATAATATGGGACAGTATAATAACAGAAGAGATTCTGTTTCTAATCTTCCTACTGTTAGCGATCCCGAAGCTACTTTTGCTGGTATTACTAGACAAGATTACGACGATTATATAAACAACTTCAGGGGTTTTGAAGAAAAGTTATTAAAACTTACTGATGATGATTCTTTAATAAAACAAGCTAGAGAAGATCAGACCCGACAAAATCAAATAGCTCAACAAGTACAACAACGAAACATAGAGAGATATGGCGGAGCTGGTCTGTCAAATGCGCAACGACAAGAACAACAAAGAACTTTACAAAGAGGAGGCCAATTGGGCCTTACCAATTCTTTAAATAATGCTAGAGTTCAACAAAGAACAGTAAACGATGCTTTATTAAACGAATTAATAGGTATAGGGCAAGGCGTTAATCAAAGTTCTTTAAGTGGTTTAGGTGATGCCGCAGGTATGGCTGCTAATAGGGCATCTGCATATAAAAATGCAAAAGCTCAACATCATGGGAATATGGTTGGGTTAGGGGTAACAGCATTAGGGGCGCTTTTCGGTATATAAAATGAGCACAAGAACAACTGCAAGATTACGAGGGTTACAAGGTAATCAATTAGCAGCGGACCAACGAAAAGAAGGTATAGTTTCAGACTTAGGAATTTTATCTAATAATAATTTTTTATATCAAGGTGGTACAACTACCACTCAAAATGAAGATGGCACAAGTACTACTCTAGTAAACAATACCTTAAATGAAAGAGGTAGAGCTGAACTTTTAAAAAGAGATAAAAATGGTAATTTAGTCAATGAAAGGTTAATTACTAGTATTCTGACAGCAGACCCTGTAGCAAGTTCTTACACAGACGTAAACACAAACAAAAGAGCAAAAGGTAAGATTAGTAAAGTAAGATACGATGCTCAACGTGGCAGTAATATTTTAGAAGTCGATACCCCCCAAGGTTTTTTTCCTAAAACTCTCGGGTTGACTAATAGACAAGATGATATAGTTGCTGAGATAAGCGACGAAGATTTATTAGAAATGGTTGATCAGTCTATTATCTACAATAAAAGTCTTGTTGCTGGTGGGGACATGGTTTACGCTGGTGGTAAAAGGCAAGGTGTAGAAACAATAGGTGCTGAGCAAGATGATTATGGTTCTACTATATCAGAAATAAATCAAGCAGTAGAGAATGAGCAAATTAGTCCAGGCGAAGCTGCACAAATAAGAGCAGAGCTTGCAGAAGAAAAGAAAAGACTTGGTGGCGTTGCTCCCGCTGATACTCCTTCTGGAGAAACCCCTTCTGGAGAAACCCCTTCTGGAGAAACCCCTTCTGGTTTTATAAGTTTACAAGAAGCTAAAAATATAACTAAAAAATCTCCACAAGTTACAGGCCCTTACGGAGCAAGTTCTGAACAATTTAATACTACAATTATAAATAATCCTAAATTTAGAAATTACATACCAGATCCTAATAACAAAAATCCTTTTGGGCTATCTGATGAAGAAATGGATCAACTTACAGTTGGGCAAAGAAAAGACTTAGTAAAAAGGGAAGAGTCTTTAGTTAATATGAATGTAAATAGAATTGTTACACAAGAAATTAAAGGGCTACGTGACGAGTTACGTAACATTGACAGCGCACAGATAAGTACTGAAGAACAAGAAAAGTTAGAAAAGTTAGGAAAAGCTGCAGGCATTGACCCTAATCCTTTAGGTAGATTTCTTCCTGCTGATTTTATTAATAATAAAAATTTAACAGATACTAAAAAGTTTTTTAAAGATAACCCTGAAGAGTTTAAAAAATTTGTAGAAGATCCAAAAGGTTATTTGTCTGGTAGTCTTAGCGAAGAAAAGTTAAATAGTTTTAATCTTGTAGCTACGTCAACCGGAGACGATGGATTAGATGCAACTGTAAAAAATAAAGGAATACCTGAAATACCTGACCCTAAAACAGATCCTGCAGGTTTTAATGCACACATAACCCAATATGCTAAACAATACCAAGAACTTGGAGCAGATCCAGACGTAATACAAAGAGCACAAACATATGTGCAAAAACACAATGTTACAGACGCAGCTTCTTTTCAAGCAGCACCTGTAGTGGATAGAGATGTAAATGTAAGTAAAGCTTTAGTAGCTATTGCTATTGCAGAAAACGCTAGATTAGCAGGCGGTAGTTTTGAAGATTCTTTTAAAGAAAATTATAATTTATTTGATGTAGGAACCCCTGGGCAAGATAGGTATACAGCAGCAGCTACAGACGCTAGTATACTTAAAAATTATGAGGCTATTAGAAAATCTAGACTGGCTGAATTATATCCAGACTTTCAAGATAAATATAACTATATTACTGATATAGAGTTTTTTGTTACTAAAAAAGATAAAGATGATAATGTTATACGAAGTAAGTATAAAGACCCTAAAAAAGACGTTCAATTAACTTCTCAAGTTAGAAACGCTTTTGCAACTATAAAAAACAATAATGGTTTTACAATTCAACCTAATGGTAAAGTTAGGTACGCAACTAGCCAAGATGAAGCAGCAACTAAACTATTACATGGTGAATATTTCTTAGCTTTAGCAAACAACATAGGTTCTGTAGATTTACCTGATTGGTGGTCAGATTGGTTACAGTATGCAAATGCCGCAAGCAGCCCTTCCGAAGTTTTACAAAGAGTTCGTATAAACACTAAAACAGTAAAGGGTCGAGAGGTTATAAATGAAATATTTTTAATTCAACCCGGTTCAGGCACCGAAGCTGAGCAAAGTATAAAAGCTCCAGAGTTAGCTGCTTTTTACGGCGGGCTTGATTCAGACTTTAGGGCTACTTTTATACAATCTATACCTAAAGACAATAGAGGAAAATAAATGGTTACTGAGACAGACTTAATAGGTGTCTCCGCCACTTCCACTGAGCCAAGGGGGAACGAAACAGACCTAATAGGCGCTTCTGCTTCTCGTACTGCTGCCCCCCAAGGCGAAGTTATAGATGACCCTTTTCAATTATTTAGAGCCGCAATAGATACAGGTGTGCAAAATACTGCTGCACAAACTGTTAACTTTGGCGCAGCCTTAAATGCTCTTATGGGGCAAGAAGATAAAATGCAAAACAAATTAGATTCTGCTAATAGAGTTACAGAATCTTCTTCTTATTATCTTGCAAATATGGATACTTTTGAAGAGTTTTTAGATGAACCTACTTTTGGGGGTTTTATAAACCAAGCAATACAAGCAACTGGTCAATTCGTACCCTCTGCTGTAGCTAGTATAGGTTTAGCTATGACAGGTGCTGGTTTAGGAGTAGGGGCGACTGCTGCTGTGGGTAGAACCGTAGGGACTAAAGCGCTTACAAAAGCAGCTTCTAAATCTGTATTACCAACTAGCATAGCAAAAGAAGCAGGAGATCGTAAAACTTTACAAAAAGTTGTAAATAAATATATAGCTATAGAAGCAAATAAAGCTAAAAAAAGACCTACTAAACTCGATCCCCTTACCCCAGACGAAGAAAAAATGATTAATAATCTTTATGCTTTTATACGAAGTAAAAGACGTGGCACTAGCGCTAAAGTAGGAGCGTTAGCAGGTGCTGGGTCTCAAGAACAAGTAATGGGTACTGGTATAGCTTTTGGAGATTACGCAGAACAAGGAATGACTACAGCAGATGATGCTATTGCTTCTTTTGCACAAGGTGGTGTATTTGCTGCAATTGGTTTAGGTAGTGAAGTTGCTGTAGCAAAATCTGTAGCAAGTGTAATTAATAAAAAAACACCAAAAGGTATTAATACTTTACAAGATGCTTCTATACAAAGTAGAAGAAGTAGACTTGCTCAAGTTACAGGTACTACTGCGGTAGCAGAAGGGCTAGCAGAAGCAGGACAAGAAGAACTTTCCGTGCAACAAAAATTTAGAATAGACGAAGACTACACGCAAGCTATGGCTAATTTAGATAGGGCTAATGCTTTGTTTGCTGGGTTCTTTGGTGGCGTAGGTGTAGGTACTGCTATTGGTACTCCCTCGGCTTTAGCTGGTAAAAGCTACGATATGATGAAACAAGGTTATGCTATCGCTGCACAAGAAGAATTCGATAAAGTCACAGGTAAGGTTTTACCAGAAAGCGAAGCTGCTCTTAGAGATCAATTTGAAGCAATGAATAATTCAAGTATAAATAAAGATTTAGTTTGGGTAGTTGAAGCTAACAGAAAAACTATGGAAGGTGGATTAGAAGCTGAATTACAAAAAAAATACCCAAACGTGCAAGCGGTAGATATAAATAAAGTAGGAATTTTGTACACTACTAATCCTGAAAAAGCGGAGTCTTTTGCTAATTATATGTCTACAAATGCTCTTAGTAGAGATCTTTTAGATGAGTGGTTAGCAAATAATAACGGGTATACAAGAAAAAGAGCCTCAGGAGATAGTATTGCAGTTAGTGTAGTAAGTCCTAATGGTAATGTTATTTGGGAACAGTCTGTTACAAAAGAGGGAGAAGCAGATGCTTTAAAAGCTGCAGAAGCTGTAATAAATAATACCCCAGGTTTTGAAGTAAGAACTAGAGATTTAGATAGTGTTGTAGAAGAACGTATGGACGCCATGCAGGATGAGGGGTTAGATGAAAATGAACAGCAAGAGTCTTTTCAAACAGAACAAGAAGAACTAGGTAATATATTTGCACTTACCCCTGAACCAACTGCTGTAGAAGAGGGTAGAGGTTCTTTTCTTGACCCCATAACCCCTAGACAAAAAGGTACACAAGTTTGGGCTATACCTTCTACTGATATAACTTACGACCAAGCTTTAGTAGAAGAAGCTAAGTCTTTAGTTCCAACAGAGTTTGAGAGAGAGTTTGAAGAAAATGTAAATAAAAAAAGGTATTCAGAAAGTTTACTAAAAGCTTTTGTAAAAGAAAATGTAAATGACCCAACTGGTGCTTTTTATAAAATTAACGAAAATACTGATAGAGGCGGATTTAATTTAATTAAATACAACATGGGTTATACCCCAGGGGTGACTCAACCTAGTCCTGCAGATATAACTAAATCAGTTAACTTAGCAAAAAGAAGAGCAAGAAATAGTAGGTTTACAATAGAAACACCTGAGATGGGCAAACCTATACAGATTGACATGCCAACTCTTGTTAATCAAGGCAGAGTTCTTGCAAGGCGTTTTGGAGAAAGTTTATCGCAAGATGAGTTTGGTAGTGCTATAGATGGACTTGCTTTTATTTTAGGTTCTTTAGAAGGTAACTATGCGTTATTTTATGACGGCAAACTTGTAGATGACGCAGCTTTTAATGACCCTGGGGCTTTTATTTACACAAAGAATAAAGGTAAAGATAAGTTTACTTTAAATGATTTGCAAAGGGGTAGAGCATCTAGTGTTAATGTTAAAGAGGGAGCAAACGAAGTTGGGTTTGACAACCTTGATATAGAACAAGTAGCAGAAGAAAAAGAAGGTGGAAAAGAACCTACACCAGACGAAAGAATAGAAAATGAGTTTAATCAAAGATTATTTAAAAATCCTTACGCGAAAGGGTCTTCTACAAGAACAGGCGGCCCTAAACCTGGTGTTTCTTTTACTAGTGTAGTTGAACAACATCTAGACTCTACTTTTCTTAAAGACTTTCAACGTATTGCTAATACTAAGTTAGGTTTAAAGAAAGCTTATAAAGTGTTTAGTACTACAGAAGATATTACTTTAGAATCTTTAGAAGGAGATGCAGATTTATTAACTAGAGTTCAGGCTGCTCTTACGCAAGATATGGGCCCAGAAGGTTCTACAAGAGGTAGAAATATAAAGGGAGCGAATTTTGATGTTCTTCTTGTACAAACCCGAGAAGGTTTAAATAAAGCGGAGCAAGGAGCTAGGGCATTTGTTGTAGCCCATGAGATAGGTCATTCTTTTGTAAGAGAACAATTAGAAAACTCTTTAAATATACCTAAACTAAGACAAGGTTTGCTTGATGGATTTAATCAAGATAGGGAAGGTAATGACACTGCTCAATATACAAATGATGAACAAGGGTTTACAGAATGGATGTCAGACCAAGTAGCTTCTTTTCTTCTTGATGAAACAAAAAAAGCACAAAACCAAACAGACTCTTTCTTTAAACGTTTAGCAGGTAAGATACAAGCTTTTGTAAAAGAGTTTAGCGGTTTTGCTACTAGAAGATATGGAGTAAGTCCTGCTTTTGCTGATTATGTAGTAGAGTTAAAAAGAATAAATAACGACCCTGGTCATTTTATGACAAAGTATTTAGCAAGTGCAGAGATACAACAAACAGTAGAAAAGATAGGCAAAGAGATACCGTTAGGCGATCCTAAAGCCCCACAAAAAATACAACAAACAGTAAATAGACTAAAAGAAACAGGAGAAACAGGGGCAGCCCTTGGTGTGGGCGAGTTCTTAAAAGTTGTTTTACTTGCTAAAGATGATTTACTTAGAGGTTATGGAAAAGCTGGTAAAGCACTAGCTCAAATGTTTAGAGGACAGCCACAAACTACAGAAGCAATAGGATTACTTACTGCAACAACTACTATAGCTAGAGCTAAAATGACTCAAATACAAGATATTCTAGGAGTGCGTAAGAGTGGTGAAATGACCCAAGAAAAAATGGATATTCTTTTACAAGCTGAGGATAATACTATACCCACAGAACAACTAGGGCCACAAGCTGCAAGAATTAGAGAGTGGCTAACAGAACATTATGATTCATTAGGGTTGGAAAAAATAGGTATAGATAAGCTCTCTAATTATTTTCCGCGTTCTTTACTTATAGAAGAAGTAGCAGGCAACCCTGAAAAGAAACAAGAATTAGTAAACTTACTCATGGAGTTTAACGATGGTCTTAGTGAACAAGAAGCTAATGAAGCAGTAGAAGCTACACTTGCAGATATATCTAATGAGATAGAAATAGATAGCGATGGCGCTAAATATAATATAGGTTTACTAAAGTCTAGAGCAGCTCTTTATAAAAATGTACCTACTAAACGTTTAAGAGATGCAGAACTATTAGAAGACCCACACAGAGCATTGCAAAAATATATTGATAATACAGTAAAAAGAACAGAATTAAATAAAAGAGGTGGACCAGAAAGAATTGCTGAGTTGCTTAGTCAAATAGAAAACCCTAAGCAAAGAGAACTAGCTGAGCAAGCGGTTATGGCTATGTTAGGTAAAGTAACACCAATAGCAAATGGGATGTTTAGAGGGACGAATCAAATAGGATTAGCTTTTAACGTAGTTACGCTTTTAACTTTTGCTACTTTTGCTTCTTTCCCAGATCTAGCAGGACCAATACTGCGTTCTAAAGATTTTGGGGCTTTAAGAACCGCAGCTAGTACTATTTTTAGTATGATAAAAGACCCAAATGAAGCAGCAACATTAGCTAAAGATATAGGAGTTGTTGGGATTGATGCAATGATGGAAACGTTTGTGGGTGCTGGCGAGTTAGAATATACAAATGAAAACACTAAAAAGTTTACCAATAAGTTTTTTAGAGCTATAGGATTAGAACAGTTTACTAAGTTTACTAGAGTATTTGCAGCAGGTATGGGTAAAGCATTTTTATTAGATAATGCTAAAAAAGCAAAAACAGGTGATAAAAGAGCTATAAGATATTTAAAAGAATTAGGTGTAACAGCAGATGATGTTATCGCTTGGGGCGGTGGTAATATTAATGAAGCAGGTAATGAAAAAATAAAATTAGCTTTAGCTAGGTTTGTAGATGAGTCTATAGTAAGACCAAATGCTGCAGAAAGACCTATTTGGGCCTCTGATCCTAGATTTGCTTTAGTGTGGCAACTTAAATCTTTCTTCTACGCTTATGGTAAAACTATCGTAGGCGGTTCTATAAATGAAATGCAGGCTAGGTATACAGAAGCAGGACTAAAAGGTGCATCTGTGCCTTTGTTTTTAGGTGCTGCAACTTTACTACCATTAACTATGTTAGGGTTTGATTTACGTGAAAGATTTAAAGTTGGGTTAGCTTGGGTTTTACCAGGTGTAAGCCCAGAAGATAAAAATTATAGAAGATCGCAACAAATGGATTGGGGTGAGTATACTACAGAGATTATTGATAGGTCCGGAGTACTTGGGCCTTTTACTTTAGCACTTCCTTTGTTTATGGAAGATAAAAGATATGGAGATCCTATGTGGGTAGGCCCACTTGGACCAACTGTAGAAAAAGGGTATGATTTATTCACAGGAGATTTAAGGCTAAAAGACTTAACTCCTCTTTACAACAATTTATAGGTATAATTAGTTATGGCATATTCAGATACAATAAAATTAGTAGTAGGAGATACACTTCCTGAACTTACTTTTAACTTAAAAGACAGTAATACTGCGGCTTCTGGTGCTACTTTAGATGTAGAAGACAGTACTACGTGGGCTGCAGTTAATTTAACAGGCGGTGCTGTAAAGTTAAGAATAAGAGAAGTTGGTAAGACTACGGTGTTATCTACTATTACAGCTACACTCTCTGCTCCTAGCTCAGGGACTTGTACGTTAATCTTTCCTTCTAGTACATGGACCGCTGCAGGTACTTTTGAAGGAGAAATAGAATTTACAAAATCGGACGGAAACATCCAAACAGTACAGGATCTAATAAAATTCAAAGTACGTGACGATTTTGATTAATGGCATTCAAGTTTACAGTAGACTACCAGCAACTAGAGCTGGTAATACAAACAGACTCTACTGAATCTGTAAGCTCTTTTGAGCATCTAAAAAGTACAGTACAATTTATCGACATGCAACAAATTGTTGCATTTCAACAACTTACTGCTGCAGACGTAACAATAGACGCAGACACCTTAAACAGGTATTTTACTGCACAATACAACTCTCCTAACGCAGAATCCTTTGGTTTTACTGATTCGGACGTGTTTAGTTTTGGTAAAGGGCTAGGCGACACACCAACAATAACAGAACAGTTAGCTAACGCTATGCAAAAAGGCGTGACAGAATCTGTTTCTGTAAGTGAAGATTTTAGTAAAGTAGTTACTTACCTTAGAGATTTTACAGAATCTACTAGTGTATCAGAGTCTCATACGTACGCTTTTGGTAAAGCTGCCTCTGACTCTGTAAGCATTAGTGAATCACAAGTCTTTGACGTAAGCACAGTATTAGCAGATAGTTATTCTTTTAGTGATTCTCAAGTGTTAGAAATGTCTAATTTATTAGAGGATTCTTTTAGTGTAGGCGAATCTTTAGCTAGAACAGTAGTTTACTCACGTGATTTTGCAGATGCTTATGGTCTAGATGACACAGCTTCTGCTAGTGATGACTTAGCTACAGAGAGCAATTTAAACAAAACAAACATTGTTACAATGGCAGAATCTTCTGCATTTGCGTTCACCCCAGGTGATATTGCAGAGGGTGTAAGCGTAGCAGAAGCCTATGCTAGTTCGTTCGTGCCGGGCGACATTGCAGAGGGAGTGTCCGTAGCAGAGGCCTATGTGTCTAGTTTTGCTATGGGTACTATAGCGGAAACGGCAACAATTAGTGAGAGTGCTGCATTTGTCTTCTCACCAGTTTTTGCAGATACTGCTACAATAAGTGAATCAATTGATGTAGAATTGATACAAGGAGGCGGGCCTATTAATGTCACACCTCTTAATAATAGTATGTTAAACGCTTAAAGCGAGGTAATTATGTCTAAAATACAAGACAACCTAAAAATGAAGGGTCGTTTGCAAGTTAGCCTAAATGGCGAAGTTGTACGTGACATTGACAACTTAGTGGTTACTGCAGGTAAAGGCTATGTAGCAGACCGTATGAAGAACAACTCCAGCACCATGTCTCACATGGCTATTGGTAGTGGTACAACAGCGGCAGCTGCAGGTAATACAGCATTAGGTACAGAACTTGGTAGAGTTTCTCTAACAAGTACTACTGTTTCTAGTAATGTTGTTACTTACGTAGCTACTTTTGCAGCAGGTACTGGCACAGGCGCAGTTACAGAAGCAGGTATACTTACAGCCTCTTCTGGTGGAACTATGCTCTGTAGAACAGTGTTCTCAGTTGTTAATAAGGGTTCAGCGGACTCAATGACCATCACTTGGACTGTAACAGTAAGTTAAAATAGGAGTAATTTATGGGCGTAGTTTTTACAAACAATGCCGAAACTACTCTAGCAGCGGCTATATCTAGTACAAGTGCTACCAGCATATCCGTTACTAGCAGTAGCACCTTTCCTACCGTAGGCGCAGGAGAATATTTCTACGCCACGGTAACTGACGGCACTAATCTTGAAATTGTTAAGATTACTGCTGTTTCAGGCACCACATGGACTGTAGTTCGTGCATCAGACAATACTACTGCAAGAACCTTTGCTAACGGTTCTACAGTACAGTTAAGAACGACTGCAGCGCTTCTTACGGACATACAAGAGAACATTGCATCTAAATCAGCTAACCAGACAGTTTACAACGCTACAGCGGCTTCTAGTGCAACTGCCTATGATGTAGGTATAAACCCAGGCGTAGAAGCTAACGCTATGGTATTTCTTGATGGGGTTATGCAACACCACGATACATTTAGCTTTAGTGGTAGTACATTAACTTTTGATGCAGCCCCAACAAACGGCACGAAAATAGAGGTGATAGTAGATAATCTTATTAATCTACAGTCTTCTAACCTAACTGTAGATACTTTTACAGCTACTTCCAACCAAACAGCTTTTACTTTATCTGACTCTCCAGCAGCAGAAGCCAACCTTATAGTATTTATAAACGGTGTGTTTCAAAACCAAGCTGCGTACACGATCAGCAACAACACTCTTACGTTAGACACGGGCGTTGTAACAGGTAGAACTGTTACTGTTTACGTAATAAACCCTGTCAACATAGGTACACCAAGCGATGGCACCGTAACTAGCGCAAAACTTTCGGGCAACATTACTACTCCAGGCACCCTAACCGTAGGGGCTTTTGATGTAGCATTTGATTCTCCTACCTTCTTTGTAGATAACGCTAACTCTCGTGTAGGCCTAGGAACGGCCTCTCCATCCGTGCCCGTAGATATTGTTGGTGAAGTAAAAACTTCTAGTCATATAAATATAGGTGGTAATTTAGTAAAAGCATCAGGAGATTTAACGATAGATGCGCAAGGAAACGATACAGATATTATCTTTAAAGGAACAGATAACTCTAGTGATATCACAGCCCTTACCCTCGATATGTCAGCAGCTGGAGCGGCTACCTTTAATAGTTCAGTAAATGCAACAAATTATTTAATAAGTGGAGCCCAAGGTTCAGATGGACAATTATTAACTTCAACCGGTAGTGGAGTTGCTTGGGAAGACGCACCAGCTAGTGGACCAACATTTAAAACATTTGGTACTTCTTCAATTATGGTTGGTGATAATGCTACAGGCACAATCAATGCTGCTAATTATAATACTGCATTAGGTGTAGATGTTTTTGCATCTTTAACAACTGGTGATGGTAATGTCGCATTAGGGTTTCAAAATCTTGATGCCCTTACTACTGGTAATTACAATGTTGCTATCGGGTATGATGCTTTAT